GACGGCATCCGTGTCGCTATGGTAAATGGTTTGGCTTCCAACAAAATGGTTGCTGCTCAATCTTCAAACTTGTTCTTCGGTTCGGGCTTGGCTTCTGACCGCAACGAGGTGAAGGTTCTTGATATGGCTGACTTGGACGGATCAGACAACATTCGTGTGGTAATGCGCTTTACTGCGGGTGTCCAGCACGGAGTTGGTTCTGACATCGTTTACTACGCCTAATCAACCGAAATTGACTAACCCAAAGGAGGGCTTGGGGAACACCCTCGCTCTCCTTTTTTTATTTTAAATACAATGGCTTGTGATTTAAGTACGGGACGGACAGTCCCTTGTAAAGATGTAGTAGGCGGTATCAAAGCCGTATACTTCGCGAACTATGGCGATTTGGGTGCTATCACCTATGATGTCACTAACACCGATGCTATTGACTCTTTCGGTGGCACTCCAACGGCTTACGAGTACGATGTAAAGGGAAACTCTTCTTTTGAGCAGACCATTACCTCTTCTCGTGAGAACGGAACGACTTTCTTTGAGCAGACTTTGAACTTGACTTTCACCAAGTTGGACAAGGCTACGCACAAAGAATTGAAATTGATGGCTTATGGCCGTCCTCACGTCTTTGTAGAGGACTACAATGGCAATATCTTTGTGATGGGATTGCTTCACGGAGCTGAAGTCACGGGTGGAACGATTGTAACTGGAGCAGCAATGGGTGACTTGAGTGGTTACACCCTTACTTTGACTGCCCAAGAGCAAGTTCCCGCCAACTTCTTGGATGCTACTTTGGCATCTGCGGGAGTGACTGTCAGCGGTACGCAAATCAATCCTTAATAGTGTGTTGAACGGAGGGGGGCTTATGCCCCCTTCTAACACTTTAGACAAATGCAAAATATCCTAAACAAACTACATAAGTTTACCTCTGCTCAAGAGCCTATTAAGGTTGAGTTGGCAAAAGTTAGCGAACTTGCTTCTTTAGTGAATCAATCACGCAATGTTGAATCTGAAATGGTTGATGCTTTTGTAAAGGCAAGAAGCATTAGCAAAGCGGGTATCCAAGCGGGTGAGAAGCATCTTCAAAATCTAAAAGAAATAAATAGATTGGCTCAAGATGTTAAATCTGCTTCTGAAGAATTGGGGATTGATGTTTCAAGCGTTAAAGAGTGGAAACAAGCAATGGACTTCCTAAACGGAAATCCAGAACGCCCCACTCAAAATATGATTGATAAAATGAAATCCTTACTCTAATAAGCATATTGATAATGAAACCTATTCAACGAATCTTTAATATTCTTGCTTCTCAAGAGCCTCGTAAGGTTGAGTTGAGTATTATTGGTGACATTCAGACATTGATTGGTAAATGGAGCGCAGTTCGTTCTAAAACAACTCAAACGATTGACCAATATGAAGCCTCATTAGAAAGAGCAGCATCCTTACTTAAAGAAGTTGTTGCATCTCGTGAGTTCTTAATGGATATGTATGTTCGTGGAGAGAGCGAGATTCTTTTAGGTAAAATCCGTTCAGAAGCAAAGAATTTAGGAATTGACCCAAGTGAAATAAAAGAATACAAGGAGTTGATTGATATTCAAAAAGATGCTGACCGTGTTCGCTCTTATATTGATGACCTTGATACTGATGTAAATCAAATTTAAAATGAACAAAGAACAATCCGTATACAACAAACTCCAAAAGTTCTCCGCTAAAGAGGTTGAACTTTCCGCACAAGAGCCGATGAAGGTGGAGTTAAATGCCTTGAGTGACATTAAGGGTTATCAATCAACAATTCAGTCAGCATCTGATAAAGCGAGTAATCAACTAAATGCTGCTATTGATGCTCTATCTTCTGCCCAAAAGATTGCCGTAAAGGCAGTTGCTGATGCTCGTAAGGCTCAAGCAATGGCTAAAGAATTAGGAGTTGATGAAGGTCAATTCAACGGTTGGGAGAAGCAGTTTGTTTCATCTCGTGATGCTTTTGAATCTGCTATTTCAGCAATTCAGCGTATTCAAAACAATATCTAATAAAATCACATTAGATGCAAGAGGCCACCTTCGGGTGGCTTTCTTTTTGGAATAAACTTTCGCTTTTTGGTTATTTAGGTACGATGCACATATTACAAGTATCTGACTCCTCTCAATCTATTGTGATTGTCCCCCGCTCTTTTCCAAGTAGCGTGACTTTGCAGTTGATTGACGAGTCCAAGAACACAACGGCAACCCCATCAGTAAGCGTAGCCTCTGCGGATGGTTTTATGACCCTCACGGGGACTTTCTCCCTCGTCAATGGTAGATACTATGGCTTGAAGGTTTTGGATGGCTCTACGCTCATTTATAGAGATAGGGTCTTCGTAACTTCACAAACCGAATACGACAAGTTCACAGTCAACCAAAATGTGTACACGGAGGAGCAATCCTACGACAATGAATTTATATTGTTATGAGCAACATCCGATTTGTAAACCTATCCTCATACACCACCCCTGTTGTCAAGGAGCAACGAGGCAAGGAATGGGTTTCCTATGGCGATAGCAACGACTACTTCCAATACCTGATTGATCGGTACAACGGAAGCGCAACAAACAACGCCATTATTAACGGCATTAGCGAACTTATCTACGGAAAAGGGTTGGATGCTACCGACTCCAATAGAAAGCCCGACCAATACGCTAAAATGAAGTCCTTGTTCGGCAAGGATTGTATGCGTAAGGTCACCTCCGACTTAAAGATGATGGGTCAATGCGCCTTCCAAGTCATCTACTCAAAAGACCATTCTAAAGTCACCGAAGTATATCATATGCCCGTTGAGTCATTACGAGCAGAGAAGTGCAACGATGAGGGTGATATTGAGGCGTACTACTACGCAAAGGATTGGGGAGCGGTAGAGAACAAGAAAGAGACTCCAATTCGGATTCCCGCTTTTGGCTTTTCCAACGAAGGGATTGAGATTCTCTACATCCGTCCCTATCGTGCGGGATTCTATTACTACTCTCCAGTAGACTATCAAGGAGGGTTGCCCTATGCGGAGCTTGAAGAGGAAGTAGCAAACTACCACCTCAACAACATCAAGAACGGAATGAGTCCTTCAATGCTCATCAACTTCAATAACGGAGTCCCAACGGAGGAAGAGCGTTACTTGATTGAGAGCCGTATCGGGGAGAAGTTCTCTGGCACTTCCAATGCGGGTAAATTCATCCTTGCTTTCAATGACAATAAGGAGATGGCTGCGGACATTACGCCCGTACAACTCTCTGATGCCTCTGACCAATACCAATTCTTGGCTGATGAGGCGATGCGTAAGTTGATGGTTGCTCACCGCGTTACTTCCCCGATGCTTTTGGGTATTAAAGACCAAAGCGGACTGGGTAACAATGCCGATGAGTTGAAGACGGCCTCTATTTTGTTTGACAATACTGTCATCCGTCCTATGCAAGAGACCATTTTGGATGGGGTGGACAAGATTCTTGCTTACAACGATATCTCTTTGAATCTATACTTTAAGACCCTACAACCATTAGAGTTCCAAGAGGGTGTGGTCGTAGACCAAGAGACGATGGAAGAAGAAACGGGAATCAAACTATCCAAACAAGAACCCAACGATGACCACCTTGATAGTATGTTCAACCTTTTGGACGAGGTCGGTGAAGTCATCAACGAGGATGAATGGGAATTGGTAGAGGAAGCACCTGTTGACTACGATGCGGAAGCACAAATGGAGAAGTTCTTTGCCTTTGCTTCTACTGGAACGGCATTCCCCAATGCCAAATCTTCTCAAGATGGAGTAACGCCATTTGGACGGCCTTATAAAGTGCGTTACGGATATTCTCCCGAACAAGCGGGAAGCAACTCACGAGAGTTCTGCAAGAAAATGATTAGCGCAAAGAAGGTCTACCGAAAGGAAGATATTCTTTCTATGTCTGACAAGGTGGTAAATAATGTTTCTGCTAATGGAGTAGGCTTTGGCCCTAACGGAAGCCCAACCTATGACATTTGGCTCTACAAAGGAGGAGCGCGTTGCCATCATTTTTGGATGCGCAAGGTCTTTATGGCTAAAGAGGGAGCAGTAGGCGTAGATGCCAAGAACCCCAATGCCGATATTAGCGTAAACAAAGCCAAGAGAGAGGGTGCAGAGTTGGAGGTCAACGACAAGAAGGTCGCTACTCGCCCCGTAGATATGCCCAATGAAGGATTCTTAAACCCCCGTAACTAATGGCAACGGCTTTATTCATTAAACGAGAGGATATTGTACGCAATACCGCATTGGGTGGTAATGTGGATACCGATAAGTTCATTCAGTTCATCAAGATTGCCCAACAAATCCATATCCAAAACTATTTGGGTACAAAGCTCTACGACAAGATTTCTGCGGATATCATTGCGGGAACACTTTCGGGCAACTACTTGTCATTGGTCAACGACTATGTTCAGCCTATGCTGATTCATTTCGCTATGATGGAGTATTTACCTTTTGCCGCCTATACGATCGCCAATGGCGGTGTATTTAAACACAACTCCGAAAACTCTACGAGCGTAGAGAAGGGGGAGGTTGACTACTTGGTTGAGAAATCAAGGAAGACGGCTGAATACTATGTTCAGCGATTTGTGGACTATATGTCTTTTCATCAAAGCGATTATCCTGAATACAACACGAATGTCAACGAAGACATCTACCCCGACCGAGATGTGCAAAGATCAGGCTGGGTTCTCTAAAAAGACCTATAAGCCTAAAGAGTACAATATGAAAAAACTAGAGTTATTTCTAAAAAAGAAGCAAGATGTATAATGGCTGGGGAAGCATTTATTGGGATAGCAGCGTTGGCGATACGGCAGCGTGGGGTTTATACCTCCAACAAGTTGGCGTTGCTGACCAACCGCTTGTTGACGAGTTTACGACTAACTACATTGTTGGGGGTGAGAATTTGTGTCTTGCTCCGAACTTTGACAATTACACAAGTGAGATGGGAGCAATAAGCGGAATAACAAGCCCCTCACAAGG